CCCTTGTTTCCGGCTTTGATCTCAGACATACTTAGTCTTTGTTTTTGTTAGATTTATTTCTTTAAATCTAACAATTTAAATAACTTAAAAATAAAATCTTTGATAACATCATAAATAATGAGTGATTCTGGATCCCCTACCGTCGATGTTTCCGCTATCCTGAATTCGGAAGAAGCCCCCCAGGTTGAGGCGCCTCAGGTCGAAGACCCTGCAGAGGACCCTGCTGTCGTAGAGCCAGCAGTTAGCGAAGGGTCAACTTCGGTTTCAACTGAAGAGGTTGTTGAGAATGTAAAAGAAATGTTGACCTCTGCCTCACCAGTGAAGTCTACTGAGGAGAGACTGAATGCCCTGATTGAATTATTGAAGGGAACGGTGGAGAGATTTGAATATGATGATGATAAATACAGATGGGTTGGCCCATTAGTAAATATCCGTGAAGAGTTAAATGAATTGTAATGATTATCTTATGAGTTCTTATCTATAATCTTTGAAGAATTATCTTAGTTCGAGTAGGCGAGACCACCCATACTCGACATGATGCGGAGCGGAGCACGTTGTAGTTGACGGCGTAGATGCGAATATTGTCACGGTTAGCTGAGGTTCGGGGGCATTGGAGAACGTGAGCTGAGCCCAACTTCAACCTCAATTTCCTTCAGGAGAGTGAAACTGGATGAGGCAAAAGCGGCAGACGGGTTCCAGTTAACGTACATTCTGTGAACTAAGTCGCCGTTACGCGAGATGGTCGCGGTCAGACGAGCGCCGGCAGCGACGGTGCCGTTGAGAGTCTGCTCGATGAGCTCCATCGATAAGTTGGTGTGTCTGCGGTAGACAACCTTGAAGAAGTGATCTGCGGGTTACCCGTAAGGTGTAGATATCCTGAGCGCCATAAGCTGCATAAGTCCTCCTCCCATAGTTTTATACACCGGTTTAGAATACGATATGATTAATCCGTAAAAAAATATATGGGGATATATAAATATGGCTGATCCTGCACCCGCTCCTGCCCCGTCCGATTCTGAGAGAATCACCGCATTAGAGACCAAGCTCACGGCGCTGATTACACTTTTGAAGGGTGCATTTAAATCCACCGTTGATGGAGATACAGGTGAGACAAAACAAGTGTTTTCACTCACCGACAAAGATACTGACTTTAATTCATTATAATTACATTCGAATGTAGCGAATATTTTATGTGTTTCGATTATATGAAGGATTTAATCGGTATAACAGAATTGGACGAAATCAAGACTTATATCGAAACGAAAGAAAATGTGAAAGTGACTCTACGAAGGGCGAAAACCGATGAGTGTTGGAAGCAAGGTCATCCACCTCACTATGATATCGGAACGGGACAAGCGGAATGCGATTATTCTTCGTCTACTTTAAAAACAACTGGTTTCAAGGGGGGGGAATTCGTATTCCTAGATGAGAATGATAACGAAATCGATGTAATTGATACTGCAGAGCATTATAATAAGACACTGATATTTGATGTTAGTCATAAACATAAGGTGAACCCGCATTACGACGGAGACCGAGTCGTGGATATATATTTCTGGGTCATAACGACATAACTTATAGTTTAGTTTTATCAATATTTAGAAGATATTGATAATCAAAAATGAGACAGTAGCTATTCTGTAGCTAATCAGGTAGAGCCATCGGAATTAGTTGGAGTAGGCAAGGCCACCCATGCCCGACATGATGCGAAGGACGTTGTAGTTGACGGCGTAGATGTGGAGACCATCGGACGTAGAGCCACCGGCAACCTTACTGGAGTAGACCAACTGGGCGTTGTCAATACGCGAGAAGTTGCAAGTTCCCGAAGGCTGGTGCTCCTCGGGCTTCAGGGCGAAGGAGTAGACATGAATGGCGTCGGCCTTGTTGCCGCCACCGGGGTTGCTGTGGTACTGCCACGGCTGGCAGCGAGTGAAGTAATTGTCCTGGCGCGGGGCAAAGCGCTCATGACCGTTAAGCTTCAGGGTGCAAGTGACCGTCGTGCTGTCGGCAAGTTTGGTGTTAGGGGATGCATGGAGCATAAGATCCATAGGGTTCGCGTATCCGCCGTTTGATCCGGCAGAATCCGCTCGCACGCCAGCCCAGATGAGTTCCTTGACCGGGTGGTTGAAGTTCAACGTAAAGGTGGATGCCGCAGCTTCCGACTGGTACTGGAGCTGCTCAATCAGGTATTCGTGGGAGACCTGTGCGAAGCGTCTGCGCTCGTCAGTGTCAAGGTAGATGTAGTCGGCCCACAGCTTGATCGAGGAGAAGTCAGCGATAGCGGAAGATTTGTTGATCGTAGCCATGGCGTGAGTCGTAATCGACACCTTGACCTCGTGATACTGGAGGGCGATCAGCGGTAAGGCGAGACCCGGGTTCTTGCAGAACCAGAACGGGAGAGGCACAAAGGCGTTCTTCTCCGTGATAGAAACTCCAGCCGGCTTCACATTGCCCGTCATTCTCTGCCACATGGTCGGTGCCCTAGTTACCTCAGCTCCGGCAGTTGTAACGAGATCAGACGTGCGGTATAGACCTGCATCTCCCCCGCCAGTGGCTCCTAAACTCGGTCCAGCAACCGTCTCCTCAGTCAGCTCAGCCCAGGTGTTGAGCCAGTGACCGAAAATACGATCAATGCGCTGACCACCAATCTCAACTTCCACCGTATCGAGTAAACTGTTAGTCGGCCATGGGACTACGCCTGCTGTACCCACGAAAAGGACAGACGGGTCCATCTCCACGTATAGTCTTCCAACTAAATCACCATTGCGAGAAATGGTGGAGGTGACCTTCGATCCAGCGGCCGCGAAGGAACCGTTGAGGGTCTGCTCGATGGCCTCCATCGAGAAGTTGGTGTGTCTGCGGTAGACGACCTTGAAGAAAGTGATCTGGGGGTTACCCGTGAGGTAGATATCCTGAGCGCCGTAAGCCACAAGTTGCATTAGTCCTCCTCCCATTATTTTATACACTGGTTTAGAAAAAAATTCTGGGGAAATGAAACAAATTAAAAGAGATATACTATTCATTTAGTTGGAGTAGGCAAGGCCACCCATGCCCGACATGATGCGAAGGACGTTGTAGTTGATGGCGTAGATGTGGAGACCATCGCTAGCGCTACCACCGCAAATCTTTTCGGTGTAGACCAACTGAGCGTTGTCGATGCGCGAGAAGTTGCAGGTGCCCGAAGGCTGGTGCTCCTCGGGCTTCAGGGCGAAGGAGTAGACGTGGATGGCGTCGGCCTTGTTGCCGCCACCGGGGTTGCTATGGTACTGCCACGGCTGGCAGCGAGTGAAGTAGTTGTCCTGGCGAGGAGCGAAACGCTCGTGGCCGTTGAGCTTGAGAGTCGCCGTGATTGTCGTGCTGTCGGCAAGTTTGACGGTGGTGCCTGGAAGTCCCGCGTGTTTCTGAAGATCCATAGGGTTCGCGTATCCGCCGTTTCCGGAGGCAGAATCCGCGCGCACGCCCGCCCAGATGAGTTCCTTGACCGGGTGGTTGAAGTTCAGAGTGAATGTGGATGCCGCAGCTTCCGACTGGTACTGGAGCTGCTCGATCAGGTACTCGTGGGAGACCTGGGCGAAGCGACGACGCTCATCGGTGTCCAGGTAGATGTAGTCGGCCCACAGCTTGACCGACGAAAATGCTTGGCCAGTGGCGTCGGCACTCAGCTTAGTGCAGTCGTGCGTCGTAATTGACACCTTGACCTCGTGGTACTGGAGGGCGATCAGCGGTAAGGCGAGACCCGGGTTCTTGCAGAACCAGAACGGGAGAGGCACAAAGGCGTTCTTCTCTTTAAAGGCAAAGGATCCGGGTTTCACGTTACCAGTCATTCTCTGCCACATGGTAGCTGCCTTGTGTACTTCAGCTCCGGCAGTGTGAGCCAGATCAGACGTGCGGTATTTACCAACAGATGAGCCGTCGATTTCTATACCTGGGCCAGCAACCGTCTCCTCAGTCAGCTCGGACCAGGTGTTGAGCCAGTGACCGAAAATACGATCAATACGCTGACCACCAATCTCAACCTCCACCGTATCGAGTAAACTGTTGGTTGTCCATGGGACCCTGGCCCCGGCACCCGTGCCAAACACTACAGACGGATCCATCTCCACGTATAGACGACCGACTAAATCACCATTGCGAGAGATGGTGGAGGTGACCTTCGATCCAGTGGCCGCGAAGGAACCGTTGAGGGTCTGCTCGATGGCCTCCATCGAGAAGTTAGTGTGTCTGCGGTAGACAACCTTGAAGAAAGTGATCTGGGGGTTACCCGTAAGGTAGATATCCTGAGCGCCGTAAGCAACGAGCTGCATCAATCCACCTCCCATATTTGTTATACACTGGTTTAGAAAAAAATTCTGGCGAAATTAAACAAATTGACCTGAGTGTTTGACCCCAGGTTTATTTCGCAATAATTATTTTCTAAACCAGTGTATAAAATAATGTCGGAAGTGGGTTGCTTAGAGGATGGACATTTTAATAATTTGCATGTCGAAGGCGTTGCAACATTCGAGCAGGCCGTTACAGAAACCCAAGTAGCAACTGTCGCTGCTGTATTCCTTACTGCAGCACAATCTGGTCATATGATCCCTGTAGATATGTCGGTGACAGACGCGGCAATCGTCTTACCGGAGGCAAAGGTAGGATTGCATTATCACATTGTTCTGAAGAATGATGCTGGGGCGCTCGCTGATAATTCATTTATATCTGCTG